CGCTTCTCCTCCCCAATATGCTGTTACTCCGCCGAAAAGCGAACCGCTTGCGTTGGATGCCATGTTTAGGCTCGGAATTTTCATGATCGGGCTGTTCATTGGAATTACTCGGGCGCCGTTACGTCTGACGACCGTCTCTTCGAGCTGTACTCGGAGCACTTCGTTCATGAATTCTTCCGGTACTAGATAGCCTCCCAAGTCTCCGGTGTTCTCGACAAGGTTTTTGCGTGTCCATGCTTTAAGCTCCGCGTCGCCATGTCGGACTTTAACTAAAAAGTCGCCGAAAGTGTCCGTCTTTTTGCCGGGTGCAAATCCTGCTTTGGCTTGGCTCGATTGTAGTCCTGCGAGCTTAGTCTCCATCTCCGTTTGAAACTTGGATAATAGCGACTCAACGTCTCGCTGGTCTCCGTTCCGCTGGTCTAGTGCCTCCATGAATTTAATCTCGAGGCTTTTTAGGTCTTCTTTGCTGACGCCGTTGGAGATTGCGTCTGCGATCGCTTTTTGAATTTCGTTAATGCTCATCGCTCATCTTCCTTCCTTTTTATTAGACTGGATATGCTCCCAGCTGTTTGTATTCAAACGGGAGCTTGGTTTTCGTGATTCTGGTTGAAGTTTTATTTTTTGTTGTTGGCTTCTTTGGCTGTTTAGGTTTGTTCCCTTTGGTCATGTTCTTTTCTCCTTGATATTTTTTATCAATTCGATTATGGCTTCCGGCTCGATTTCGTCAGTGCCTTTAGGCGGCTGGCTCTCAAGTGATTTTATATATGACATTACCAAATCTATATTAGCACCCTTTGCGGTTTCTAGCAAACTTCTCATCTTCATTATTTTGGCTTTATCATTGGCGGCGAAAGTCACCGGGCTGAATTCCCAAAGCCTTACTTCTTTGAGCATCCGGACTTTTCGGTTGCCCATCATTTTGAAGTCATCTTTGACGACGTCGTAACCGATGCTCATCTCGGTTATGACTCCGTCTCTGATCAGTGTCATGGCTTTTTTCCCTGTGTCGGTCATGCTTATTTTGGCCTTAACATATAGGCCATTATCATCTTCGAACATTTCCTCCGGTACTCCTATTGGTTCCGCGGCATCATGTTGCCAGAGCACTTTGACTCTCCCTTTGTTTTCTGCGATCGTCTTCTTAAAAGCTCCGCGCTCGATTATGTCGTCGTATGCGTCAATATTGTTAAAATACGACGCGTATCCTTCGAATTTGTTCTCCGCGATGGCTTTCGTTTCGAATTTGATTGCCTTAAATTGCATCACTCTTCGCCTCCGTATCGTTTTTGAATTTCCTCATTCATTAGTTTTTTCATGTAGTCGAGGCCTCGTGATCCGACTGTGTGCCATTTCATTTGCGCAACAACTCCGGCCGGTCTTAGGTTCTCAAAGTGTCTAGCGCTCCAAGCCTCGCGAAGCCTGATTGCTTCATCCTGCCGCTTGGTCAAGTCGTCTGTCGGTATGTCGTTTTGTCGTATCTCTAGCAAATGCCTGTACTGTTCATTGCCGAGAATATTTCCTCCAAGGTTCCAAACTTCTGGATAGTTGTCCTTTACCCACTCGGCGTAATCGATCGGGAAAAGCTCATATTTGCTATTCTGTAGACTGACGGTCTCGTCGTCTCCTTGCTGTGGAAAGTTGGTTATTTGTTTTACTTTCTCAATCAAAACTTGGAGTTGCGTTTCGTCGATTTCGTCTTCTTCCTCTGTCTCTTCTTCTAAATAGTCCTCGTAACTTTCCCATTGAATTTGGCAAACCGCGAACCGTTGTTCGAGCTTCCCAAACTCCTGTATCATAGTGGCGTCGCTCATGCATCGCGATAAGAAAATCTCTTCATCTTCTGCCGGCTTCGGTTTAGGTAGTGGCATGGTATTTCCTCCTTATGTTTCTTCATACATTCTAAGCCTAAAAGTTCCCTTTGTGTTTCCATCTGCCACAATTCTTTGTATCTTGAGCAAATAGTCCTCGTTCTTTTTTGTTATAAACTCCCATAGGTCATAAGTATTAGTTCCGCCGCTTGTGTCCTGTGCTTGTCCTGTGCTTCCTGCTATAAAATTTACTTTGCGGATTGTTCCTTCGTTTGTTATTGTGGAGTTTGTGTATAAACTCATACTGCATACATTATCGCTGTTGTGATCGCTGTTGTGTATCGTTATCGCAAGTGGTGAAGTGCTCTTGGTTACGGCTGAATCAATGAAAAGCCATGCCTTGACGTCGTTTTTGTCGGTCGTCATTTCCAAGTCTTTTAGGTGTATATTATAATCGCCTGTCTGCAAATGGTAGTAGTTGGAGGCCGTTCCGGTTAGGGTGAATTCTACGTCAACGTCATATCCTCTGCCGTCGTGAATTTTGCTGTGCTCAAAATCCATAGTCTTCCGGGCGAATCCTCGGACTTGTATGCTGTTGTTCATCGGTTCCGATCCCATGTCCTCACCTCATATTATAACTTCAATTCTTTTCTGTCGTTCTCTTGCCTCTTCGGTCTGTTGAAATTCTGTCCACATTCTGATTTTGGTAAATCCTTTTTGGCTCGGGCTCATCCCTGCACTTTCCGCGTATGAATTTTCATAGTCTAATGATGATCCGGTTGCTACAAAATATTGCATTATTACTTCTTTTTTCTCGTATCTCGGATTCGGAATCATCATTTGCTTGGTGTGGACTTGCCGCTTGTGTACATGTCCCATAAGATAGATATCCGCGAGCACGTATTCGCTTTGCTTCTGTAGTTTGTTTAGCGAAGCACCTGCACTTCCTCCGCCTCCTGCTCCATGCCATACGTTAACCAAGAAGCTCCTCTTGCCTATTACGTAACCGACGACGCCTTGGTATCTCATATATTTGGGCTCTAAGTCTAGTAATTGGCATAGATAAAGGCTTAAATCAAAACCGCTTTGCTTATATATTCGCTCTTCGTGGTTTCCGGTCACGACTCCGTCGATTATATTCCGGTATGGATGAAGTAGGTTCTTAACTCGCATCATTTGTTGTTGTGCGTTCTGTTCCTGCTCGTATACTCCTGCTCCAACGCTCTCTTTGGTTGCTGTCTCTGCTAAATCTCCCATTAAAATTATCCTTGCGGTTTTATCGTGTTTTATCTCTTCTAATTGTCTCTCGATCGTCTTAATGTCGCAGTGCTCCGAGCCAAGGTGCCAATCTCCTAGTGGGTATAGTGTTATTGTCTCGAGGTTGGCTTCGCTCTTGAGTACTCTCATGGCTCATCTCCTCTATGGCGTATTTATGATTATTTCGTTGTTTTTTGCATATTCGACGATTTGGTCATAGATTTTATTCATCGTGTTTATGGTTTTTGGCATGACTTTTTCTATTTTTTTCTTTGTGTCGTCATTATAGATAAATCTGTATGCTCCATATTCCGCCCAAGCCTCTAGTCCTGCCGCTTGTTTTCCTTTGATTTGGTAATAATCGTCCTTATGTCCCCAAAATCCTGCCGCAATGCTATTTCCTGTGATCTGTCCTTCCGTTATTCCACCTATTGCATCAGTAAACATTGCGATCGCGGCCTTGTCCTCTCTGTTTATATATTGTGTTCTTAAATAATCAGCGGTCGCGTCTTTCGCCTCATCCGATAATGATGTTAGCATTGTTATTTTTTGTGTTGTTAGTCCTGATTTTTTGTTTGCCCACTCGATCGCCTCATTAATAAAATCGATCACGTCTTCTTGGATGGCGTCTTCCATCTCTCCGCCGATTTTTTCGGTTCTGTCTGTCAGCCTAAATCTGCTAAGTGTCGTTCCACTGAGTGCATCGTCTAGTTGGTGAAACTCCTCGTGAAACTTTGTCCTTATTCCTGATTTTATATTCATGTTCGTGTGTTGCTCAAATGTATTCCACGATAAATCCATCATGACTCGCTTTGTCATTGGGCTATAGTGTGCGCCGCTCACCTTATAACTATATGAGTTCCAAGGGAAGATTTTTGATAGTTTTTCGTATAAAATTAGATCATTTTTGCTCATACTGTTCAAAACGTCTTCAAATTCTTTTTGGTATGTTTGGCCGTTTGGTTGGTTAAATGCTTTTTGGTTATTCGCCAGAATGCTTTCTCTTAATTTTTTCTTTTCTTCCTCCTCGGTGTCTTCCGGTTGAGTCGGCATCGCGACCGGTGGTTGTGCTGGTGTTGCGATCGGTGCTTCTACTGCGACCGGTTGTTCCGCGTATTCATAGCCAATAGCGCACCGGCAATTTATGGATTCTTTGGCCGGGAGTGCGAAGTCTCCGGGATAGGCTCCTTTGCCGTCTCCTACGTCGAATAATTCATCTAGTCCGATCGCCGGGTGGTTGCTCATGCTGAGATGGGTTTCGCGCGTGTCGTCGTCAAATGTGGGAATCCAAATTTTTCTAACTTTCGGTGTAGTCTGTTTGGCTCCGGCTATGCTTCCATAATTCGACGCGCTCACGACTTCGGTTCTTGCGATCGTCTTGCTTCGGTTCGGGATGATCTGGTCTAGATATAGTTTATCGATTTCCTGCTTCATGTCGTTTATTGTAGCACCAAGAGCGACCGCTTCGTTTACTATGGCTTTTATGGCGATTTTGCTGGTGTTGCTTATCATAACGACTTTCTCGGCTGTTGTTCTGGTTATATATTGGTCTATTTCTGGGGTTAGGAAATCAAACTTTTCTATTTTCTTAAGCTCATCTGGTTCAATTCCCTTTGCGGTTTTCTGGATGTCGTTATACGTTCGTGATCCAAAGTCTCGGATGATGTCGGCGTAAAATCGTTGAAATATTTTAGTGAATTTTTCCTCATCCCCGTCTATTATCTCCAATACTTCGTTGTTGAAGTTGTCGCTGTTATACTTCTTTTTTATTATTTTTTTTCGCTGGTCATCAAAGGCCTGCTCCATCTCTTTCCTCACTCGATTATAAAACGGGTTTCGGATTCGCTCATACTGCTTAAAGAGTTTTTTTTTCCTTCGAGGCTCTTCTGTTCTCTGTCTCTGGTCTCTTCTTGCGGAATCGCTTGGCCTCCTAAATCGTTAAAAAATAAGTCTCCATCTTCAACGTCTTCATATTCCAAAGCAAATCGGGCTTCATTCCGTTTTATAATTCCGCTCTTCCATAGGTCAATGGTTCTCTTTACGACGGATTCTTGGCTCTCCTTTAATGCGGTTACTCCGGATAGGTCGTATGTTAGAATTAGGTTATCGGCATATCTCGGGAGCAGATCACTCGCGAGCTTGTCTTTGATGTGCTCCAAGTATCGGGGGATTACGGTGTTTTCCCAGAATGATTTTACGGCCTCGTTAAAATTAGAATAGGTTTGTCCCTCGGGGTCGCCTACCAATTGCGATGGTACTCCGAAGGCTGAGCATATTTCGGTTCTGTTTAGTTTCCGTTGGTTTAGAAAGTCCATATCAACGGAGCTCATTCCTATGGGCTGATATGTCGCGCGATCGGCATTGAGTACAAGTGGAAGTCTCGCGTTGCTTCCGCCGCCGTATCTCTTCCGCCATTCATCCCTTAAATTGTCCATTAGTTCCGGCGATGGGTTCTGTATGGTGAATATTCCTGCTGGGACTCCGCTGTTTTGGAGTGTGCTCTTGTTCCAATTAACCGCCTCGTTCTCGGTGTCAATGGTTCGGCTCAACGCCCGTATCGGCGATAGGCCTTCGTATATTTCGAGGGGGTCATTGAATTTCGACCAGAGTATTTCCTCCCGGCTGTAGTATATCGGTTTATATATGTCATATTGGTATCCGGAAACAAATTCTTCTTTGCTCGGAATCGGCTTCATGTAGTGGGGATATAGTGGCACTATGCTGGTAGGCATATTTGGGTTGATGTACTCCGCGAAAAACTTGCCTTCTATGGCGAGGTACGTTGCCCATAGGTCAATGAAGTCTCTTCCGCTCATGAAGCTATTGGCTTTGTTGTTTAGTATGTCGAGGATCGGGTGTTGTTCTATCTCGATATTTCTTCCGCCTCTGCCTCTCCGGTATAGTAGCCAAGGCACGCTGGAAGTCGCCGAGCTTATCTGCATCACGCAACTATAGACCCATACGACCTTATTATATGCTTCTGTTATGAATTGTTTATCCTTCTGGATTGTCCAGTATGGTTGCCCATAGTTCCCTTCACTTACGTATTGAAATTTTTGCTTACGTTTGAACCTGTCCCAAAATGCCACGCTCATTCCTCCTATTAGAAAAAAACTGCCGTTTCCTCAATGAAGCACTCCTCCATAGCATATCGGAGCGCGTCTATTAAATGGTTGTCTTTATCGAGTGGCTTGTTTATGTAGATTCCGTTTTTGTCGCTTATATATTGGTATATTTCGATTTCCCTCTTAAAATTGACGCACTGTGGGTGTATTATTATTTGTTGTCTCTTTAGCCAATCTATGCCGAAGTTTACGGAGTCTTTACCTTTTTTTGCTGGTTTCGCTCTTACTCCAAATAGTTGCAGTTCTCTTATGCTTTTCGGTTCGGCGCTGTCGCATGTTATATATTCATTTGTGATCGCACTTTTTATTTTTTCCGCGAGTATGTCGTTGGTCATCTCTAGTTCTAAAAACTCATCGACTACGTATATCGTTTTTTTTCTTTTGTCATAGTGTACCCGTATCATTGCAGAAGGGTCGCTGGCAAATCCGAAGTCTAGTCCATTATAAAAATTATCAAATCCGGATGAATCGAAGTCCTGCACCGTATAGTTTTTGAAAATCGTTTTTCCTAGTACTCCCCAATTGCCAAGGGTGTATACGTTATAAAAATATTCGTCTTTTTCGTTCTCCATGTTCTCGATATCCTGCTTAGTCAAGAACCGGTTGTCTTTATATGTGGTCTTCAGAATCATCTTATCATTTTTTTTATGAAATGTCCCACTGAAGTCCGCAAAATACTCTTTGTATAGCCAATGGGTTTGGAATATCGGATTAAAACTCATTATTAGACGTTTAGTCTGTTTGCTCTCTCCTCTTAGTCTTTTTTTCAATTGCTGTACGTCTTCATAATCGACTTCCGTCGCTTCCTCAATCCAAATGTCTGTGATCACGCCTCGCATTGGTGTAATCGATTTGATTTTCTCGCTGTCGTCTAGTCCTGCCGTTAAAATCTGGCATCCGTTTATACATGTTATTGAATTGTCCGATTTGTTTAGCTCGAACAGGTCGTTCATCTTAAAATTATCTATTGCCTTGAGTAGTTCGTTTATTACTGACCGTTTCATAGTCCTTGCGGTTTTCCTGCATATTAAATAGTTTCGTTGCTTGTTTACCACGTCGATTACGGTTCTTTGGGCGAGGAAGTAGGATTTGCCGCTGGCACTCCCTCCGAAGAAAATCTGCGTCTCGGTGTCATCCTCCATATATGGCAAATAGGCCGCGTTAAATTTTCCGCGGCTTATCTCGTATTCAATCATCGGTGATCCTCACCTTAATTATGTTGTCGCCTTGATGGCTTATCTCCTGCTTGTCTGTTTGTCCGAGCCAATTCTTGCCGAGCCATATTTGCATAGTAGTATTGCCGCTCATTGCCGTTTGGAATTGGGCACGTCTTAAGCTGATTTTGCCTTTGCCTCTATTTTGTTCGAAGTACTCCGAAAAACTCATATTATGCTTATCTTTGATGATTCGGTCTAGTGTATCGTAATTGATTTCAAAATAGGCCGCTATTTCTTCGCCTGTGCATTGTATTTGGATTAGTTTGTCGAATGTCTCAAAGTCGATAGTTTTTTTTGGTCTGCCGCCTTTGTTTTTCTCCATGTCGTCACTCCTCTATTGATTTTAGTCCGTCATAGTATTCCTTATAAAAATCAAATATTTCCTTGGTTATGGTCAAGCATGCGTTCTCGGTGCATGGGTTCCGGTTCACGTTGGCGCTGGTCTGGAGTCCGAAGTGAAATTGGTCTCCATAACCTGCGATCACCTTGCTATGGTTACGGAAAATCACGACTCGGCCGTTGTATTTGGTCATTATTCTTTCAATCATCATTTTTTCATATTGGTATGATTTTTGGAAGATTCTTCCGAGGTATATGTCCATTTTCTCGATGGCTCCTTCTTCGAGCCACTCCTCTATTTGGTAGATATCCTCAAAAGCCATGCACCAGGTGGATATTAGTACATATTTTAGTTTCGGTTGGTGTCTTAAAATTAGCTTCAGGTAGCTTAGCGCGTCGACGTCTCCCTCGGTTATAAAATTATACGCATATCCTTCTTTGAGTTCGTCTACTATGTCGAGAAGTCTGGTTTCGCTGAAAGCTCGGCGATAGACTTCGTTGGTCATTCTTTTTAGCACGACGGTTCTTCTTTTATGTGAATAGTGTTTTTCTGGTTTTTCTTGATCCTGCTCATCGTTAAAATTTATATCAAAATCGGAAAAGTCTAGATTGTCCATTTTGTCGCCTGCCTTCCGGTGAATTGCTCCCATCTCCGGACTATTACGTCACAATAGGTCGGGTCTAACTCCATCGTGAAGCATCGCCTTTTTAGTTGCTCGCATGCCATGAGGGTGCTTCCTGAACCGCCGAAAATATCGAGCACAATGTCTCCTATTTTGCTACTGTTCTTTACTTGTCTTGCCATTAGTTTTATGGGTTTCATGGTGGGGTGGTCTTTGCTGGCCGCTGGTTTTTCCTCATATAAAACGGTTGTCTCGTTCTCTTCGTGATCAAGCCAATAATCCTCTATCCACTTTAGTATTTCATCCTTAGGCTTATTCCTTAGTTCAAAAATATCTATT